CAGGTAGTTCACCTTCTGCTTTTACGAGTGTTGCATAGTCAAAGTCTTTAACATCTAATTTCACGCCAGCAGCCGCATCCTTTAAAATGCCTGTAGGTTGACCATTACCAGTACCATTGATAATAGCATTCTCAATAGCTTTAACCATTGCTTTGGATACGTTATTAGAAATCATATTTTCAAACGCAGATAATGCCATTACAGATGTTTCTAAAGAAATAGATACTCGGCATTGTAGTTTGAAGTGACCAAATTGGATGTTGCCAGTTGTTGCTTTTTGACGATCAGAACCTGTTCCTTCAGCTACCCATGTAGCCACAGGCATTACATTGCTTGTAGGAATTGCAAGACCAGATTTAAAGTTTGTATTGGTAACTAATGGCAATACCATGCCAACACTTTCCATTTTTTGAACAATCTTGTTCAAAACTGTAGGTGGGATTACTGCACCAATATCTGTAGTCAATGTATTTTCATTTTGACGTAATTCAGCAGGAATTGGTGTATTGTTCATTACATATTGCATGAATGCATTGCGATATTCTACAGAATCAAATACTTCTGCACCTTGTGCACGTTGTTCTGCTACAGGTACAGGCACTGTAGTAGCAGTAGGAACAGTATTCAAAATTGCTGTTCTACGTTCTAGTTCAGTTTCTTCTGCTTCCAATGCACGCAACTCAGTTTCAATTTCATCAAGATTCAAGTTAACTTGTGTAGTGTCTTCCAACATTGCACGCAATTCTGCTCTACGTTGTCTAATTTGTTCCAAACGATTCATATTATCTCTCCTTTTAGGTAATAAAAAAACACGCTTACTGCGTGTCTAATACTTTTTATGTCATGGCCAATAATGTTAGCCGTTTTCTTTTTTCGATATCTTCATATCTCTCATAGTCCCCATTTGCCCTAGCACTAACCGATGTGCCTTTATATGCAGGGTTATCTACAATAGATACGTCATATACCGCTTTTACTGATTTAATTTTCCGTGTATAGACTTTATTTTCTCGGTCAATCTCTTCTTCTTCACCATTAACAATAAAGGCAAATGACATTTTATTTAGATCACCACGTTTAATTAAAGAATACACATCATTTCCAATCGAAGTGTCTGCTACATCCCCTGTCAATTTCAATCCTTTTTCATCAACAGTTAATTGCAATGTTCCACTAGCAGTTCTAGCAAATAGCATACCGCCATGATTGTAATTTAATACGCATTGACTAAAATCAGTATTATCAAATGCGCCTGGTAAAATCACTTCACGATATTCATACCCAGTATATTCAGATTTCCAAATTAGTGTTTCTTCATTGAAAACTGCGGCATATCCTTCTACTGTTCGTGTTTGGATATCATCAGTATCATTCTGTATCGCTTGCACCGTCATCATTCGGTGTTCCATTTTCCGGTTCTTCCTCATTTGTATCACCTCCTTTCGATGCATTAATTTGATACTTAGATAAATCCTCATATTTAGCAAAGTTAAGGCTTACTAGGCGTTTATCCCCACCTTCAACCCCTTCATAACCAAATATTTCACGGATTTCATTCACAGTAATTGCGCCTGTAGGCAATAGTGCCTGACTTACTTTAATTCTACTAGCTACAGACATGTAAGATAATCGATTACTTTCTAGGATGATTTCATTCCCATGTCCTTTTTCACGGCTAGTAAAAAGTTTTTCTGTGAACTCCTGTGTTAGCTTAATAGCAATAGGCTCTAGTACAGATTCATAGAATGCTATGTATTCATCTTCTGTGTAATCCCCACTTACAATTTTTTCGTTAAGCCCAAAGTGCTTATACACCATATCTCTAGCAAAGTCCATTTGTCCTTTGTTGAATGTACTTATGGTAGTTGTAAGTTGTTGAAATGTAGCCTTGTTATCTAGCGTTGCAATACCACTGCCATTTGCATTTGATACATATCTTTCCGTAAATTGTTTCCACAATGCTTGTTGGTCATCTTCACGAACTGTTCCTTCAAAATTGATAATCCCACGTAGTGAATTGCCATTTTTAACAGAATTAATAATCGCTGCTTTTACGGCATGTAATAGATCAAGGTCTTCTTTCAAAGCCTTTGAATTATCCTCGCCAAATAACTGGTGGGTGTTAAAATGCCTTTTAATGTGAATCACCGCATCATATAGTACAGTCATGCTTTTACCGTTAATAAATTGGAACTTTACATATAAATTATTTGCAGTGTCTACCTTAATTTCAACACTGCCAAAATCTAATGGATACAACCCCGTAATTACACCACTTATATCACGCTGAATATAAATGAAAGCATTATTGTAGTTAAAGTACTGTGCAACAACCTTTTCAAGAAATTCACTAGCCGTCATGAATGGATTTGGTCTTGTCCCTAATATATGATTGATAGATTGTAACCCTGACACCATTCCATCACTTGTTCGTCTAACATGTTTTAATTTCATTTTTCCAAGGTGTCTAGCAATCGTATCAGTACAATCCCTAAACGTTGTATCTGTATATGGTACACCTGTAAATGGTGTGAATACATTAGTATATCCATCTAAAAATTCTGCACCAGTTAGATTAGCTTTATCTGTATTTCCAAATCCAAATATTTTATTAAAGATATTTCGATAGTTCATCATTTCACCTCCTTTCCTAAATGACATTGTGGTAATCTTCTTGATTTCGTTCATACTCAACGTATGCATCTAACATTGATGCAAATCCATCAATTCTTTTCTTTGCATGAATCGATTTTGTTGGTTGGATATTGCCATTACGATCTACATCTATTTCCACGTTAGCCATACACCATTTCAATATAGGATTATTATCATAATTAATTAATTTTGCTTCTAGTTCTGCGCCTAATGCTTTCATTGGTCCACTCAACGTTTTCTTACCTTGAATGACTGGATTCATTACAGAACGCCCAAACTCTGATTTCATATCTTCTACAAAATATGCTGCACTCCATCCGTCGTACCCACATTTATATAAATAGATATCATCTTCCATTTGTCTTTCTTTAAACCATTCAACAATTAACCTATAGTCAATTCTATTACCGGGTGATTTTCGTATAAATCCTCTTTTGTACCATACATCATATGGTACTTTATCTTCATTTACTCGTTTTTCAAATAAATCTTCTGGTATCCAATACATTTGCTTAACGTATTTTACAGGATCATTAGGTACCATAAATAGCAATGTGGCACATGTTAAATCCGTGGTTGCAGATAAATCTATGCCACCTATACCATATCTAGGCTTTAATGCTTCTATATCAAACGTTGCTGTATTATTTAATTGTTCAAAAGTTAAGAATGCTTCTGATGATGTTTCACGAACATTGAAGTCCTTTGTAAGAAGATTAGTTACATGAATTGGATTATTTTGTGCAGATTTAACTTTTTCAGCTAATTGACTAACACTCTTAATCGTTCCCAACCCCGGATTAGCTTTTGCCCAGCAATTAGGGTCTGTCCATTCCTTGCGACTATCTAACTCATAAATTATTGGTAAGATGCGTTCATTTTTATAGCCTTGTTCATCATCATACCCATCTACAATCTGACAAGCCTCATCATATTTAATATCGTAAATACTTTCACGAACTGTACCAGCTGTACTTGTAATGATAGTTAGTGGTTGTTCACGTGCGCTCATACCATCAACGATAACATCATATAAATTCTTATCTTTTATAGCATGTAATTCATCAATTAAGGCCCCATGAACATTTAACCCGTCAAGATTGTTTGAATCTGATGCAAGCGGTACAAACTTACCATCGTTCACGTCACACAAAATTCTATTTACACGAATATGACAAACTTTATTTAGCGACTTACTTTTTTTAATCATTTTAGCCGCTTCATCCCATATAATTTTTGCTTGGTCTCTCTTTGTTGCAGCACTATATATTTCAGCGCCCATTTCACCATCTGCAATCAATAAAAAAAGGCCTATTGCGGCCGCTACAGTGGACTTACCGTTTTTACGTGCCACTATCAATATGAGTTCTTGATATTCTCTTGCTTTAGTATCTTTATCAACAAATCCAAATAATGCTGCAATCATAGCTTTTTGCCATAATTCTAAGATTACTGGTTTTCCTGCCCATTTACCCTTAGAGTGTTTGCAAAATAGCTCAATGAAATCAATTGCAACTTCTGCCCTGTCTTTATCATAAATATATTGACTAGGGTTTTCTAACTTATCGACTAAATGCTTGTATACTCTACGAACACGATCAGATACAACTATTTCACCATCAATAATTTGGTTATAGTATTCTCTGATTGGGTTCATCGTCTAACACGTTCCATAATAAATTTTTTAAATTCTTCGTCATCATCTTCATTTTTAGTCTGTGGCAACTCGCTCAACAGTACTTTTATGATAGCAATATAATTTTTCATCAACGTGTTATATGCCTTAGATTCAGTCGATTCTTTTTTACCAAATTGATTATTTCCATTGCAGTATTCTTCCACAAATCCAACTTTTTCTAACTGAATTTGTAGCTCATCTAACTGCATTTCCATGTGTACAGCTTGCTCAATTGATTTTCTGATTAACTTTTTCTTTTCTTGTGGAAGTTCCTTGAAAATCTTGTTATATTCTGCAATTCTCTTCTTTTTTATTTTTTCTTTTTCTTCATTTGTCAACTCCAATCACTCCTTTGTTAACCACACCCCTCACATGTGCGACCTGTGTTTTAAACGAAACTCCAGCACCGGTGTAGAAAAAAATATTTTCACCATAAAATTATGGGGGGGAGTCAATTATTATCATGTTCATTATCATTTACAGCTACTAAATCACCTAACTCGTTGAATATCATCCCACGTGTCGGTCTAACTAATAGGCTTGCACCGCTCGTCAATCCATTAGGTGTAGTCATAGCATCTAGCTCTGCATGTATTGCATTATGACATTCAATACATAAGAACATAAGATTATCCCAACCATATGCAACCGCATCATTGTTAATGTTGTTTGGGGTTAGTGGCTTTTTATGATGTACTACCCAACGTTGTCTAGTCCCATCTACCTTATTGATACTTTTTAATCCATGGCATCTTTCACATATATATAGCTTTGATTCTGCATATGCCTTTGCACATCTTCTCCACCTATATGAATTATAGAAATTTTTAGAATACTCTTTTGCCATTTTTTAAAATATCCCCTTTTTTTCTAGGCCACTACATTTTATACATCATATCCCATTGATCTACGATTAATTGCATATGCTTCATCATATGTAATACCTTCACGCTCTGCTACTTTATTTAAGCAATCATCTTTAGTTGGATATTGGCCACTATGTGTATTGATATGGCATTGTGTACAGAGTTGTATTAAGTTTTCCTTAATATCTCCACCGCCACTACCACGTGTATTAATATGATGTGGTTCTATATTCGTTCTTTGTCCGCATATTTCACAATATGGCTTGCGAACTTCTTGTATTGTTTTCTTGGATGTAATTCTTTTATGCTTCATCAATTCCCTCATATAAACTAAAAAGGACTGCATCATACTGTGTTGTGCGACCTGTGTATGATGTAGTCCTTAATAGTGTGTAGTTTTTCTAGGAGGCTTGTTGAAAGTGTTCTCTTCATCCATGCCCACATACAGTATCTCATATATTGAGTGTCAAATAATAGCAACCTTTTTGTAAATTTCCTCAAAATTTTTAATTGCTCTTTTATGTAAGTTATGAACATTCTGCCTTGAACAATCTATTAGTTCTGCAACCTTTTCCCATGTACATCCATTAATGTACCTATCTACTAAAACAATCCTTTGCTTAGTACTACAAATTTGATTGATCATAAATCTGGCTCGCTCTCTCTCCTGTAAGTAAGCACTCCATTCTTTCATAATCTCTTCTGTAACCGCATCAAGATTTGCAACTTTATCCGCAATAGTAATTGGTTGCCCTCCACTTACTTTATCCTTACTATAATCAATGGCTTGTAGACTCATGATATCTTGTCTTATTTTAAATATTTCTCTCTCCTTACACCTTATATTCAAATCAGTATCACGTATCTGATTTAAATATTCTCTTCCAGTCATCGGATATTATCTCCCTGTTCCTTTAATTTATCGGTCCATTCTTTCCATGTATATATTGGTATCCCTTTTGCTATTGCAAATGACCATTCACCAATGCATCCTTTAGATGTTTCCCATTCCCCACATAATACTAAGGCATCACATTTATTTAGCATGTCCAAACATATTTTCAAGCCTTTTGAATACTGTGTATCAAAGTACAACATGCTGAAATTGTGAAGAGGTGATAGATATGTGTTGTTCTTATCTAGCATTACTAAGTTTTCCATAATTGTATCAATGGAATACTTATTAGCTTTATCTCCACCAAATGGATGCGCTACATAAATTAATTGGTTTTTAATCATTCTCTTTCCCTTCTTTTACTAGATCATTGATGTGAAATGTCTCACCCTCAACCGCATCATTTTCCAATTCTTCTTCCCATAATTTCCCCTGCGCTCTTGCACCTCTTACAAATAATTCTATTTCTTCTGCTAATGGAATAAGCTTTTCTGGTGCTTCATCTATTACACTTAGCCATGATGTGCTAATTGTACATTCATCTCCATACTTATTTGTGATTATAAGCACATACTTTGCTTCCGTAATAACCTTTGGCATTTCCTTATGCCATTTAAAGCTAATAGATTTAATTTTTAGCCACTCTTCTTCAAATAGTTTGAATACTTTAAATGTTTCAATCACCAATGCTCTTGCTTTTACATATGCTTCTAATATCTCTGGCCTAAAATCGTCCTCTGTACTTAATTGATATGTTTCAGTAATACCAGCATTATTTGCTTTCTCATACTTTACTTTCTTTTTATCCCCAAACCCAATGCTTAGTATCCTCATTTTTGTTTCCCTTTCTTATAGTTTTCTCTTCGAAGTTCAAATCTTTGTTTTTCTTCACATTCCCAATCACCGCATATTACCTTACGTGTATCATTTGTATAGAACTTCTTTCCACACTGTATACAGTATCTTGTGTATTTAAATGCTTTCTCTAATCGTTCAAGGCGCTCTAGCTCTATTTGTTCCTTTGTCTTTCTAGGCTTTACTGGTTTGCCTGCTCTACAATCTGGACACCATGTGCTATGACTATCTGGTGTAAATAACCTATCACATCTATGACACTTTCTTTGCATTTCTTATCCCCCTAGCTATTTATGTGTTCTTCACATACTTTCAATATGTCCTTAACTAAATTAATTGGAATATTTGACCTGGTATTATATCTATTCCCTCCATTGTTGTAATGTTTTAATCCTATTTTTCCTTTTACTCTGTTACTCCTTAGCTTTAAATCTATATTGCTCCCAAATTTTGTTGGCTTTTGTACTTTGTATCCGTAATTGTTATAGTATGTAAGATTTTCATATGGAATATGGAACCCTATTACATTTGCAATATATTCCCATATTCTTCCATATGCAGGATTTTCTATAACAAATATCTTTGGTTTATAGTGATCAATGATTTTTAATGTGTTATATATGCACATTTCACCATTTATCCTTGTCAAAAATGATTTATCATATTTAAATTGGTACTTCTGATAATCATCTTTATTTCTAATGGTAAATTTACTGCTTTCTTCATATCCACCAAATAATGATGTTGTTATGCTTTGCTCTTGCTTCCAGCATGCGTTGCCACCTTTCATTGCACTAGCAACGCTCCAACTTTCACATGGTGGACTAGCTAAAATTACATCTGGTGGCTCTAATTTGTCTAATACATCCCATAAGGCCATTGGCTGATGTAATGTATTGACTGCTAAATCTTGATTAATACATGCATCCCCAATCCCTATGGAGATTATCTTATGTTGCCCCCCCCTCATTCATATTAAATTCATCTACTGCTTGCTTATAGCATCCGTTTCCGTCATCGAATAGTCCCCATATATTCATTTTTCCTCACTTTTAAAAAATACTAACCATATTGTTTTTCCTCTTCGTTGTCCAATAATTGGCTCGCATGGTAACAGCTTTTTTACCTGTGGTAATGTTATTTGCTCTTCATTCCATTTAAATATCATTGTTCCATTTGTTTTAAGAACCCTCCAACATTCTCCTAAGCCTTTCTTTATATCTTCTTTCCATGCTTCCCCTAATCGTCCATACTTCAATTTCAGATATGACTTTTCTCCAGCTCTTAATAAATGTGGGGGATCAAATATAACAAGGTGAAATGTTTCGTCTTTATATGGCATATTTCTAAAATCTGCCATTATATCTGGCTTAATAATTAATTTCCTACCGTCACAAAGCGTTGTTTCTTCCGTCCTATTATCCATGTAAACAGTATTTTCATTTTCTTTGTTAAACCAGAACATTCTTGAGCCACAGCATGCATCTAAAATCTTTTTATCTTTCATTTGCGTTCTCTTAATCCCTTACAGTACAGCTATATCCTTTTAGCTTTCTCATTCTGTGTCTAATGGTTCTTACATTATCTCTAATGTATTTGCTCGCATCATTCTGTATATTCTTTTGCTCGTTATATTTATCTAGCTGCACTCGCCATTGAATGTAGCTTTCACATTTACTGTGGCATCCTACTTCTCTAAATTGGCACTCCCTGCATGGTGGTTTCATAATAACTCCTTACCCTTTGGTAAAATACTTTACTTTCCTTACATAGGTTTCTTCTTATTCTTGCTTTTAGTAGTTCCTCTGACGGAGTAAACACATAACCCCAGTATGGTATAAATACTTGTTTTGCTTCTTTTGTTCGGCACTTTACAATATGATCAAGTGCTTTACATACATTTCTGTATCTGTCATTCATGCTCATATCCCTCTAATCTATTGCCTATTACTTTTACTTTCCCATTATTCAATACAAATGCTAAGTCAAAATCTAATACCGCATCATGTTGTGGTGTGTCCTGCTGGTTGATTGCTTTGCATCTCCATTGGTATTTATCCACGCTGTAATATACTTCCCCTACCATTGGTTTATCTTGTATTGATTTACAATCAAACTCTATATGGTCCTTTTCGTATATTCTTTGCCCTGTATTGTCTTTTGCTTCGCTTCCTCTACATAGTGTTCCGTCCTCAATAGGTACCCATGCATATGTATCATTTTCTACTGATAGTAATCTTATTTGTGAGTAGCTTTGCTTTATTTCATCACTGCTTACCCATTCTGACCTGTTTAAGTTCTTTCTTAGGCCTTTATATACTAATGGCTTCATGCTACCTCCTCACATATGGCATTAATCCCACGTTTCTTTAGGAGTTCATGTATCATCAGTCTACCTTTTTGTGTCCATCGTGTTGATACTTTGCACTCTAATCTCCCATCAGTAGTCATATATGTATGTGTCTTAGTCTTTGTGTACCCCTTATGCATTAGATCACTGTACAGAATCCATTGACCATTTACGCTACGTTGAATGTGTGCTTCATGGAGTATCTTGTTTAATGCAATCGCACTTAATCCATAGTCATAGGCAATCTGTGTTACAGTCATTGCATTTTGTGAGCTTAAAATTTTATCTACGTAGTCAACCTTTGGCTCATATTCCGCTATTTGTTGTTTCTGTTGCTCAATGATAGCCTTTGATTGGTTATGTGCTTCTACTTCGTCTGCGTATAATCTCAATGCTTCTGGTAGTGTCTTTGGGATATGTGGATCATAGCTCCCTGTTTTTCTAATTTGTGGAAGCACTTCACTAGTTACCCAGCGTTTAAATTTCTTCGCACTTGGCATCTTTGATTTCAATATCAAGGAATATAACCCAGACTCATTGATTAAATATGTTTCCCTCTTTTGGCCTGTGTCGGCAATTTGCCAACGCAGCTTATCTTCTTCATCAATATGTTTTCTGATTGCATCTGCAGTATCTTTATATCCAAGTGCAGTTGCTACGCTCTTGGCCACAAAGTACACTTCATTTTCAATAATGATAGTTCTTAGTTCCCCAAACTCATTACTGTTAAATAGTGTTGTTACATGGTTCATAACTTCGCCCCCTAGTTTTAGGTAAGGGCGGATATACCGCCCACCTATTTTATTTGTTTACCGCATCAAGTCTTGCTGTTAATTCTGCAATTTGTGCTTTCATAGCTTCAATTTCTCCGTCACGTTTCGCTTGTGGTTCATATTCACTATGTTTACCAAATTTGAAAGATGCGCTTACGTTGTACATGTTTTCACTGCCAAATGTACCTGCAATGCCAAGTAATACTTTTTCATTTGGTCTGTAGTATGCACCTAATGCCACTGCATTGGCATTTTTATAGTGACCATATGCTACAGATGTGCTAAATTTATCATCTTTGTTAAATTCCATTGGATGTAGTCCAGCTAATGCAGCTGCACTTGCACCCACTTTATTAATTCGTCCGTCCAATTGCTTAATGTCTGCTTTTAAATTTGTTAATGTGTTGCTTGCTTGATGTTCTAGCTTATCAATGCGCTCTTCATGATTTTTCAATACACGATCATTAGCCTTGATAGCATTTTTATTATTTGCAATGTCCGCATCATGTTGTGCAATACGTTGTGTGTTATTTTTAATTGCATCCTTATGATTTGCTAGTGTGTTATGTACTGCAGTATTGAATTGTTGTTGGGCATCTAGTGCTTTATCAATATCTTCACCCATTGTATTAATGGCATCATATGCAGCATGTAGCTGTGAACCATTTACTGCATCAGTGGAAGATGCATCCACTCTGCCTGCTGCAACATTCTGTACTTGGCGAACATAATTTTTTACTCCTCCAAAGCCTGCACGTTGTTTACTACCTACACTCACTACTGATGTTGCATCTGTACCTGCAAATACATATGTTGTATTGTTTACCATTGCCTGTAGTTGATTAACTGCATTGTCTGTTACACTATTTGTTCCTAGTGCAACGCTATTTGGCTTATCCGCCACAATATTATTGCCAATACCTACCGCATCAATTGCAGTAACCTTTGTATGTGTTCCAATGGCCATTGCGCCCTGTCCTGCTGTTTCAGAGTTGGCGCCAATGATCGTTTGTTCCATATCACCAGCCATTTTGTTATTGTAGCCAATCACAGTTGATTGATTACCTTTAATGTCTTTGTTATTAGCACCTACAACCACAGTATTTTCACCAGTGATATTGTTTGTGCGACCGATTGCAACGCTAGATACACCACTTACATATGCGCCATTGCCAATTGCAATAGTGTCATATGCTGATGTTCTTGCTTGGCTACCAATTGCATATGTGTATTCAGTCAATGCTTCTGCATGACTACCAAATGCAAATGTATTTCTTCCTTCTGCTTTTGAATTATTGCCCCCAACAAATGAATTTGTTCCATTTACTGTGTTGTTTTCCCCAAATGCAATTGCATTGTTGGAATTTACAGTGTTTTTATATCCAAATACTGCAGCACTATTTGCTGTTGCCACATTATCTGTACCACCTACTAAATTATTTGTTCCATTTGCATATGCACCATTAACTACTGCGCTTAATACCATTACTGCTAACATTACTTTTTTCATTGTTTTCTACCTCGTTTTGTTTTAATTCCTAATTTTTTACAAATATTTCTAATTAAGCTTTGACTTACTTCTAATTCTTCTGCTATTTTTCTTTGGCTTAGTCCTCTGTCAATCAATGGCTGTAACACATCTGCATTTATTTGTTCCTTTAATCCCAATACTTTTAATGCATTTCGTTTATCCATTGCACCGTACACTACCGCACCTAGTGCCAACCAATTTATGCAATTCATCGGAACACCTGCCATGCTTGTGTTTTGCATGTTGCCCTCCTATTTTGCATAAATCTTTGTAGGACTATATGCAGGGCAATCTTCACATTCTTCTTTTTTCAGCCAATGTAAAGTGCCTGCTGTTTTGCCTTTGAATACTTTTATTGATGTTTTCCCTTTGGGGCATGATGCTTTTACCCATAACGCACCGCTTTTTGCTGGTCCAAATGAGTGGCTACATATCTTTCTTGGTCTACCTCTTCGCATTTACTTCCTCCTAGAATGGAATAGGTTCATCATCATCTACAAACCCATTTTCAAAATTACTTGGTGTGCTTTCATTTTCTTTCAATCCATATGTAAGGACTTTGGCCACAATCTCTGTAATGTATCTTTTCCCTCCGTCTTTTTCATATGATCTAGTTCTTAGTTCACCATTTACTGATACAAAATCACCTTTCTTTAATCCACTGTATTTTTCCGCATCAACCCAGCATACAATGTTGTGATATTGTGTACTTTGTTGCTCATTCACATATTTGTTGGTTGCCATTCTAAATGTGAGTACTGGCTTCCCTGTTTTTGTGTAACGTAGTTCTGCATCTGCTACTACGTTACCGCTTAAAAATACCTCATTTACGTTTATCATTTATTTCTTCCTCCCATTTCTCACATTCTTTAC